AAGAACGCGAAAAAAATGCTCGGCCCTGTCGCCGGCTGCGCCATCCAACTCGATGCCGATGAAAACCTCGAGCCCGGCATTACCATCGGTGAAGGTTTGGAGACCACCCTCGCCGGTCGTCAGCTCGGCTTCCGCTCGGCCTGGGCGCTCGGCTCCAGCGGAGCACTCAAGAACTTTCCGGTGCTCGCCGGCATCGAGGCGTTGACGGTCCTGGTCGACAACGATGCGCCGGACCGGGCTGGCCGAGAAGCCGGCCAGGCCGCCGCGAAGGAGTGCGGGCGCTGCTGGAAGGCCGCTGGCCGCGAGGTGCTTGCCTTCACCACAGACACGATCGGCACCGACATCGCCGACATCATCGAGAACATGGGGGACGGCAATGCTTGATCGCGGGCCGAACTTGAAGCGGTATTATATCGACGGCGAGGAGCCGGCACCACCAATCGACGGTCCGCCCGATTACCTTGATGCGTCTGATTACGATTGGTCACGGGAAGATGATATTGGGACCGCTCGCGCGAAGCCCGCGTCGCCAGAAATTGTGCCTCTCAAAACGGTCAAGCCGGCCGAATGGCGTGACAAGCCGCCAGCGCCGCAGCGCTGGCTTGCGAATGGTCGCGTTCCGCTCGGCGATCTGACCATCCTCGCGGGCGACGGTGGCTCCGGTAAGACGGAGATCGCGACCGCGCTGCTCGTGTCGGTCGCCGCTGGCCTGGGGGACTGGCTTGGCTCTGTGGTGGATGAGACCGGGCCGGCGCTCTTTGTGAGCTGCGAGGAGCCCGAAGACAACGTCCGCGATCGTGTCGAGCGGATCTGCCGGAGCCGCGACATCGATCCCTATGCGATCGAGGATCTCCATCTGTATTTTCCCGAACTCGATGCCACATGGCTCGGCGTTGCCGACCGTGTCGGCCGCATCAGCAAGACTCCGCTGCTGATCGCGATCGAGGGCTGGATCAAGCAGTGTGCGCCGCGCCTGATCGTGATCGACTCTGTCGCGGCCGTATTTGATGGTGTCGCCTTCGATCGGCGGCAGGTTCGCGCCTTCCTTGCGATACTGCGCAAGCTCGCACGCGAGGCCGCCGTTGCGATCGTGCTGCTTGACCACCCATCCGTGCGTGGCATGGCGGACGGCACCGGGACAGCGAACAGCGTCGATTGGCGCAACAGCGTCAGATCGATGCTGCATCTCTCTGATCCGGGCAAGGACGATCCCGACGAGCGCACTCTCGAGGTAAAGAAAAACAACCGCGGCCGAACCGGCGAGCGGACCAAGCTTCGCTGGAACGGGCTGACCTTCACGACTGCAGCGGTGGCGGGCGCGTCGCCGGCAAGGGCAAGGGCCGAGCGCGAAGTCGAAGAGCTGTTCCTGCGTTTGCTCGACAAGCGCAACGCCCAAGGGCGGCCTGTGCACTCCAAGACCGCCGCTGGCAGCGCGCCATCGGAGTTCGCGCTCGACCCCGACGCCAATGGCGTCACATCGAGAGCGTTTCGTGAATCGATGGAGCGACTGCTCAGTGCCGGCAAGATCGTGCCGATTCCGTACGGGCCGCGTTCAAAGCCCCGGGAAAGGCTGGAGAGGGCGGCGACCGCGTGACCCCAATGCTTCCAACGCCCTTCCAACGCTCTCCAGGCGCTTCCAACGGCCCTACCGACAGGGGTGCCAACTCTCTTCCAACGCCATTCCGACGTCTTCCAACGGGGTGTTCTCCAACCCCCCATACCCCTAGGGCCGTTGGAAGCCCACGGCCGGGCGCTGTTCGGGCGCCCTGTGGGCCTCCAACGCCCTTCGCTGGGTTGTCCAAATGGGGCGACCCAGGCTGCCTGTCGGCCGGGGTTATACGTAAGACGGAAACCAAGCCTTGGTACCTGTCTTCGGCCCCTCCTTTTTCACCCACAAACAACCCACCACCCAAACCATGGATTGGGCGACCCAGCTGGGTGATCACCGACGTTACCTGCCCTAAACGGTCAATTTTCGACCCACCCAAAACCCGGGACCAACCCGTAGCCCACAGCCACCCAAGATGCGCCGTCGCCCTCCCAGCGGCAGTGGATAGGGCAATAAACCGCGCACGCCGGCTCTGATTATTTTTCTTCGCGATTTTCGCCCTCCCCCCGGAGGGCGCCCTCAGCGGCGCCCGACGACCCGCGCGTCGCCCGTTCGCATCGCCGCCTGGCGCTTGACCTATGTCAACGGCTCCCTTTGAGCCGGTGTGCGCATTCGGCTGCATGACGCGCGACACCCTCCTGTTAGCCCTTTCGCTGGTGTGGCTGATCCTCCTGATCTGGGCCGCGCTGCTTGTGGCCTTCGCTTGAGCTTCTGTAACAAGACGCCTTAGCCCTTGACGTGCGACACGTAACATGTCAACGTCCGTTGTGTTGTGAAGGAGAGGCCGCCATGAAGTCCGCAATCGCCTACATCCGCGTCTCGACTCAGAAACAAGGCAAGTCCGGCTTGGGCCTTGAGGCGCAGCAAGCACTGATCCAGCGCTTCGCCGATCAGGAGGGCATCCAGATCGTCCAGACCTTCACCGAGATCCAGAGCGGCAAGGATGACGACCAGAAGCGGCCGCAGCTCGCAGCCGCGCTGGAAGCCGCCCGCAAGGCCAAGGCGCCGGTTGTCGTGGCGAAGCTCGATCGGTTGTCGCGCGACGTGCATTTCATTTCCGGCCTGATGAAGCACAAGGTGTCCTTCATCGTCGCCGATCTTGGCGCCGATACCGACCCGTTCATGCTCCACATCTATGCCGCGCTCGCAGAAAAGGAGCGCCGGATGATCTCGGAGAGGACGAAGCAGGCGCTGGCCTCGGCGAAGGCTAATGGCAAACAGCTGGGTGGTTTGCGGGATTACGGTCGTGAAGCGAAGGCCGCCGCAGTCGAGCGGGCGAAGGCGCTGGCGCCGTTGTTTGATGAGCTGGCAGGCAAGTCGGCCCGCGAGATTGCGCGCATCCTGAATGAGCGCAGCGTGCCCACGCCGACGGGCAAGCTATGGTCAGCAATGACCGTCATCCGCGCGCGCGATCGGCTTGCGGCAGCGGCGTAGCCCTCTTCGGAGCGGGTTTTTTCGTTTCTTAGCCTTGCTTCGGCGGTTGCAGTCCCGGCGACGAAAGCCACTCATTCAAATGGGAGGCGGTTTCTAACTGCCTTATCTTTATGAGCAGCTCTTCCTTTACATCGAGCTTTACATCGAGCGGAAGATTGGCGACTTGCGCTTGTAGCCGCGCCTTCTCGGCTGCAATCTGATCTTCAAATGTATGCGGGACGACGGATTGATGGTGACGCTGCATGACACCCCCCAGTGCTAACGGGTCCTAACCCGTAGGGTTCGCACTTCCGATTCTAATATGCTGACGCCCGGCGATCAGTTCCTCTGCTCATAAAACAAAAAATGAGCAAGCTTCTGCGGGCGACGCAGAAACCAAGACACCTCCAGCAGCACCCATCTGGCGGGCGCCGCAGGCGGCCCCGATTCGCCCCAAGAGTGAAACGGAGTCTCGCCCGTAGCATAGCACCTGATCCGCGCGTCCGCGGGGTTTGGACGAATAACCCACGGGGAAATTGCGCCCCATTGGTGCGCCTCACGCGCTTGTGACCAGAGCGAATAATCCCGTTTGGACAATCTCTTAGACGCCTTCGACCACATCTTAGACACATCTTCGCCAAAAATAGTCCTTGATTTGACCCTCGGTTCCATGGCCTACACGTGCGCAGACGCGGCCACAGGTGCGTCCGCTTCCACCCCGACATCAGCAAATCCATGAACCACGCCAATGAACGGCGCGCGGCAACCGCGCGGCGCACGCTGTGCTGCGTGCTGAGTACAACCGTTTGCCGCGGGAAACCCGCGAGCAACTCAAGACCGGTTTCCGCGCCGAGCGCGAGCGGAACGACGTGATGACCTGGACGCGCTTCTTGGAGGTTTTGCTGCCTCTGATTCCTCCGGAAGCCAGATAGCGCCCCTTCATCGCCGCCAGCCTCGTGATCGAGCCGGCCGGCGACACCACCACCACCACCACCACCAACTTGGAGGCAAAAACCATGGCGACCACCGCCACGGCCGGCCGCTTCGTGTCCGGCGACAATCCCCGCAGCGGCCTCAAGGGCCGGCAACGCATGATGGAGATCGCGGCCGAGAACGAGATTGAGATCAGAGGGCTCGTGGCCGGATTTCTGGCGGATTTGGGAAGGTCACCCTCGCCGGCCGACAGGATCGCGGCCGAGGTGATCGCCTCCACCGCCGTTCGCGCGCGCCGGTTGCGCGCCAACGGTCGCGACGACTCGAAGGAACGGCGAGAGCTGGCGAAGCTGATGCGGATGTGGCCGCCGAGCTCCCAGCCGCGGCCCGAACAGCCTCCCGCAGAGCTGTGAACGCGACCCCGAACTGATCACAAGCTGATCGCGAACTTGGAGCGAACAAATGCCCGAGAATGACGCCTCGCTGAAGCGCGGCGCTGCTCGCATGCGCGAGCTGGCGACCGAGGACCGGGCCAAGCGCGAGGCTCTGGAGGAGGAGCTGAGCGCAGGCCTGGGCCGCACGCCGGCCGCCATCGACAAGCTCACGATCAACGCGATTGCCGCAACGCAGGTTCGCGCGCTTCGGCTTCGTCAGGCCGGCAGGTCAGACCTGGAAGAGCGCCGCTTGCTGACTCAATTGCTCCGAACGAGCGGCCTGCGCCCGGCGCCGGCATCGGCGCCGGCGCCGTTGACCATAGCCCAGCGACTCGCGGCGGCCGGCTATGCGCCGCCGCCCGAAAACGGGATCTCCAGCGAGTTTGACGACGGCGGCGAGGAGCCGTCCGGCGAAGCAGCGCTCAGCGAGGCCGAGAGCGAGACTGGAGCGGTCGCGTGAAAGCGCTCATCAGCATGAGAAAGGCAATCGAGAGCCCCGCGATCCTCGGCTCCGCGTTCCCTCGGGGCTCTGGTGGGGACTCGTGGATCGCCTGGCGGGCCATGGCGATCGCCGCCATGGGCGAGCCGTTGACAGCACCCGAGCTTGCGGCCTTTCGGAAGCTCACCAATCGCCAAAACTCTCCGGCAGAGCGCGTCGAGGAACTCGTAATCGTTAAGGGCCGGAGATCGGGCGGGACCACGTTCGCCGCTGTGATCGTGGCGTACCTGTCTGCCCTGGTCGATTATTCCGGTGTGTTGGGCGTTGGCGAGCAGGCAACTGCGCTGCTGGTCGCGCCGACCGCGAAGCAGGCTGAAATCGCCTTCGGCAGAGTCGGCGGCATCTTCGACGCGAGCCCGCTTCTCAGCGGCATGGTCGTAAACCGCACCGCGGATTCGCTTGAGCTCAACAACGGCGTCACCGTTGAGGTCGGCGTTGCCTCGTACCGCAGCGTGCGCGGCCTATCATTGGTCTGTGCCGTCGCCGACGAGGCAGCATTTCTGATGAGTGAGGGAAAAAATACAGACGCCGAGCTGGCGAACGCGCTACGCCCAGCGCTGATCACGACGCGCGGCTTGTTGGTGCTGTCATCCACGCCGTACGCGCCCACCGGCGAGTTGCACGCGCTCCACGAGAAGTATTACGGCAAAGACGACGGCGCGGTCCTGGTGGCCCGCGCCACGTCGCGGGACACCAATCCGACGCTGGCGCAATCCGTCATCGATCGCGCGATAGAGCGCGACCCGGTCGCCGCCCGCGCGGAGTTTATGGGCGAGTTTCGCAGCGACGTTAGCGGCTTCATCAGCCGCGACATGTTGCTGGCCGCAGTCGACGAAGGCGTGACCGCACGGCCGCCCTCAGGCGGCCACGTCGCGTTCTGCGATGCTGCGAGCGGCATCGCCGAGAACGACGGCGACAGCTTCACCATGGCGATCGGCCACGCCGATGCCGATGGGGTGGTGATTATCGACCGTGTCAGCGAATGGAAACCGCCCTTCAACGCATCATCCGTCACCGCCGAGGTTGCTACCATCCTGAAGGAGTACGGCGTCGACGAAGTGACGAGTGACGGATTTTCCAGTGGGTTTTTGCGAGCCGAGCTATCGCGCAACGGCATCGGGCACAAAATTTCGGAGCTGAGCAAGTCGGAGTTGTACTTGGCATCTTTGCCGATGTTGAGCAGCGGGCGCGTGCGGTTGCTCAACCACAAGGTGTTGATCGATCAGTTCGCGGCGCTTGAACGCAAGCCCGGCACAAACGGTCGAGATCGAATCGATGCGCGAGGGCACGAGGATCTTGCCAACAGTGTCGCCGGCGTCGTCGCCATGCTCTCGGCCGGCAATCCGGCGCCGAACATTTTGGAGTTCTACAGGCGACAAGTCGAAGCCGCGGTCGCGGCCGAAGCCGCGCCGCCGACACTGCAAGCGGAGCACGGCCATCAGGCCGTAATGCAGATCGGCGCTCGGCCGCATCGGCCAGTTAACTTTGTGAAGGTGATTGTGCCCTCCGGCAGAGAGCCCAGTCACGTCATGGGCATTTCGGGCGCGTCCTACGCCACGGAGTTCGAGAACGACACGCGGGTCTGCTGGTTGAGCGAGGCGGACGCGATGGTGCTGGTCGGCAACCCCTGGGCAAATCTCGAATGGCATGAGGCAAACACGGTTTTGTACGCGGAGCTGAAGGCCAAGCGTGGCCCCGCGCCGGCCCGCGGCGTTCGGGTTGTCGATCTGCTCCAGGCTGCTGACGACGCGCGGCCGCGCAGCCCGCTCGATCGCGGCGGCATCGCAAATGATGCGCTTCGCGCGATGGGGAGGCTGGGATGAACATAACGGCGGCACTCGACGAGAGGGAGAATGTGATCATGCTTTTTAAATCGCCGGCGGAGCTGCAGCGCGACTGGCATCATTTCAGCGCCAAGGCTAACGAAGCCTGGAATGCCATCTGGCGCGAATATGGGCTGACCAAGGCCGCGCTCAAAGGTGATACCGGCGCGCTTGCAAAAGCAGCCGCCAGCGATGTGGCGCTGGCGAAGATCGAAGCCACCCGCCTCCGATCGGAACGTGGCGATCTCTTCGCGGAAAATGAGCTGCACCTACAGACGCTGCTGAAGGCCCGCGATTGGCTGAATGACTACAACCGCAAGAACGCCGAACACAATCGACTCGCGAAGCGCTCGGAACGCTTCGCGCAGCGCCTGGGGCAGCACCGATGAGTGACGATCGAATCGAAAAAATCGAAACAGCCCACGGCCTCGAAAAGCTCGATACGCCAAGAGGCGCCGGCGCTCGTTCGATGGCGCCGCTGTCGCCGTCCGCGGTGAGCGTGTCTTATTCGAACCAATCTCCTCCGGGCACCGGCGCCGATTGGTTCGGGCCGCTGCAGCCGATCCATCCGATCGCTCCCCCGGAGGTCGCCGGACGCGCCTGGGATTTCACGCCGGGCTACAACTTAAACACAACGCCGCGCCCGTACGAGCCAGTCAGCTTCGCGGCGTTGCGCGCTCTGGCCGATTCTTACGATCCGGTGCGGCTCATCATTGAGCGCCGCAAGGACCAGATGTGTCGTCTGCCGTGGGTGATCCGCGTCAAGCACGACGACACCAAGAAGAAGCGGCCGTCGAAGGCGCAGCTTTCGGCAGCGACGCGGTCGCGCATCGCCGACATCACCGACATTTTCAAGCGGCCGGAGTACGCCGTTTCGTTCAGCTCTTGGCTTCGTGCGCTGCTCGAAGATTTGTACATTTTGGACGCACCCGCGATCTACTTGAAGCGCGATTGGCGCGGCAACCTGATCAGGCTCGAGAATATCGACGGTGCGACGATCAAGCGCGTGATCGATGACTGGGGGCGCACGCCAGAACCATTCCCATGGTCTGGCGAGGATTTCATGTGGAACGGCCAGCTGGTGACGCCCGCGAGCTTCGATCAGGCCGGCTTCAAGGCCATGAACGGTTTTGCGTTCCCTGCGACGCACCAGCAGATCCTGAAGGGCCTCCCTGCCGCCAACCTCTCCGCGCTCGATCTTATCTATCGCCCGCTCAACATCAGGCCAGGTCGGGCGTACGGATTTTCGCCTTGCGAACAGATTCTATCGACAGTCTCGATCGCGATGCGTCGAGCCTATTCGCAGTTGGAGTATTTTCGCGAGGGCAATCAGCCGGACGCTCTGTTCTCGGTACCTGAGACGTGGACGCCTGACCAAATCCAGAGATACCAAGACTATTTTGACGCGATGCTATCCGGCAACCTGGCAGCGCGCCGGCGGATGAAATTCGTCCCGGGCGGCGGCAAGTACACGCCGACGAAGGAAGCGCCGCTCAAGACCGATTTCGACGAGTGGTTGGTTCGCATTGTCTGCTTTGCGTTTTCGTACCCACCGACTGCCTTCGTGCAGCTCTCCAACCGCTCCATTGCCGAGGAGCATTCAAAAGTTGGCGAGGAAGAAGGTCTACAGTCGACCAAGCAATGGGCCGCCGAGTTCTTCAACGAAATTATAGAGCACCATCTCGACGAAGACGAACTCGAGTTCGCCTTTGTCGAGGAGGACGAGGTCGACCAAGAGAAGCAAGCCACCATCCTGAATTCCTACGCCGAGAACGGCGTGCTCACCTTGAACCAGGTCCGCGAGCGGCTCGGTGAGGAGCCCGACCCCGACCCCGCCGCAAATCGGCTGATGGTCAAAACCGCCGCCGGCTACGTGCCGATCGGTGCAGCCTCCACACTTTCAAACTCAAAGGAGCTTCCTAATGCTTGAGATCATCGTTCCGCCCGGCGCCTCTACCACCATCATCGCCCAGGACGGTCAGCAATACCACGCGCGCGTGCACGATGGTCGCGTCTTCATTGATCTTCGGCCGCGCGAGTTTCGGGCGCTCTTGAGCGGCCGCGAGGGCAAAGCCTGGCATGACGCGAATCCCGCCGCGCTGCAAAGTCTGGCGCAGTTCTAGGGAGTAGCGCATGCCAAAATCAGCGATCGATCCTTTTTTTGCAACGAATCAAGAGCCGCTCACGGCCGCGCGCAAAGGCGCGGCCGTCACGCCGAACGACACTGCCGATCTCGCGCAAGTCACCAGCTCGTTGATCGTGGCAACTGGAGCGGGCGCCACCGGCATCGCCGTGATCTTTGCCGACGGCAGCGACCAGCAGCCGGTGACGATTCCGCTCGCGCCGAACGACAACGTTCAGCTGAACCTGCAGGTTCGCCGCGTCATGTCGACCGGAACCGCGCTCGGCACCGGCGGCGGTGTCGTGGCGTTGTGGAGCTGAGACTACTCTCCGACCAAGAAAGGATCTAATTATGGCGATCACCTCGGGCGTTGGGCCGCATGCGGCATGGCTCAGCGTCGACGGCGCGTCGTTCGCAGTCGAGCGCGGATCGGTAAGTCAGCAGGCCAAGCGGAAGAGCTCGTCCTTCAGCGTCTCTATCCCGATGGGGCTCGACGGCGCCGCCGAGACGCTGGCTTGGACCGGCGGCAGAAATGCCGGCATCACCGTCCTGGCGCGCGGTCAGACCTCCCCGCTGTTTACCGGTAGGCTTGACAAGATTTCGTTCGACTATATCGGTCGAACTATCCACGTCTCAGGTCGAGACAAATCGGATGAACTTCATCAGAAAAAGACGTCGGAGAAATGGCTCAACAAGAAGCCATCCGATATCGTGCAGGACCTGATTGGCCGCGTCGGACTCTCCGGCAACATCTCTTCCAGTGCCTTGATGGCTGGCAAGCGTCTGGAGCAGGACTTCGTAAAGCTCTCAGACAACGTATCCTACGCCCAGATCATCCATAAGCTCGCCGAATTGGATGGCGCGCGGTGGTTCGTCGATGCCAACGGCCAGTTCAACTACGTGCCGCTCGGCAGCCCGCAGGGCGTCTACTCGATCCAGATCGATCAGACCAAACAGCCGATCTCATCAGACTGCATGGTGCTGAAGGTCAGCCGCAACGTTCAGGCCAGTAAAACGATCGAGGTCACGGTGAAGGCTTGGCACCCGAAAAAGAAGCAGGTGTTTGAATTCACCTCCAACGTGGAGGGCGTTGGCGGCACCCATTCCTACAACTATCACATCCCCGGGCTCGAGCAGGAACATGTGAAGCAACACGCCATGTCTCAGGCCAATGAAAAAGCGCGCCACGAATTGACGGTGCACGCCACCGTCGTCGGCGACCCTTCGGTCGCCGCCGGCATGGGCCTGCAGCTCTCAGGCACGCATTACGACCAAGCCTTCGAAATCGATTATGTCCACCACGACTTCGGTATGGGTGGGTACCGG